GGACAGTGTGATTGCAATGACTACTCAATGTGGAAAGTTCCTGGGAGTCTTCCTGAGCAGCCTAAGGGCTTGTCGAAGGGACCCCATGACATGAAACGAGCAGTCCTCATGCTTGATCAAGATACCGGTGCGTCTGATGAACTATCGTTGAAATCGATTGTTATCACGAAAGTAGTTGAAGGCGTTGGGTATTATGAGTGTGACACTGAACGAGGATCTTCGGGTTCTCCCTTGCTTCAACTCGACAATAATGGTACTTATCTTGTCGTTGGCATGCATACTGGTTCTATTGATGCCGTGAAAAGTCGCTGTTGTCTCCTTTGGGGGGATGAGGCGCTTTTTCGGTCAACTCCCTGAATGCTCGGGCACCGCCTCGTATGAGGCGGTGCGAATACCTAGAGAATGAACTTAAATCTCTAGGTTTTGTTGAGAGTTTTCAAAAATACCGAATGTGTGATCCTAGGTGGTCTCCTGAGAAGTCCGTATTGCACCATATGGAGGGAGGGGACGCTAGAGTCTCGCAATCTGGAGTGAATTTGTTAGTTCGCTATTTACGACAGATCGGTGTTCGGGGAGGGAAGATGGAATTTAGTGAGGTAATGAAGAGTTTGGATTGTACAACTGCAGGCGGGTTTGGTACGTCAACAACTGTTAAACACAAATCTGGTTTGGTTTTAAATCTCGACGATGTGGACATGGATGATTATGAAGAGTGGTATAAGAAACTGCCCGAAAGGGTGAAAGTGGATGATTTGCCTCCTGAAATGATTGTTTTTATGTTCATAACGTTTTTGAAGATTAAAGAAGAGGTTTCAAAATCTACCAAAATCGACATCGGTGATTATCGCACGTTTTTCTGTACACCGTTTGTTCAATTAGTTCTTAGCAAAATGTCGGAGGAAGTTTTCAATCAATCTTTGACCAAATGCGGTTTTCTCTTTAAGGGAGAAGATATGCGGTCATCTATTCGGGAACTTTATGCGACTGCAAAGAAAGAGCAGGCGTTGCAGAGTGATGCTACTTTGCTTGATCGTTCGATTTTTCGTGGTTTGTTGTCCCAAGTGCAGGATATTCGCAAGACCTTTGGAAGTACCATGTCCAAAGGCATGAGATTTGCCATTCTTAATCCGGTAGTTGCATATGTGGATGAAATCGGTGTAGTCTGGCTTGTTAAATTTCAACGACCTCAGGTTAGTGGGAGGGATTCCACTACTGAGGATGACTTTTTGGTTCTGGCGCTCGTTCTTTGTGAGCTGTTTGTGAATTTGGATATACCGTGTGGCGACTTTTATTTGGTCGGTGTTGGTGATGACATGACCGCTTATGTGTCGCCTCGTTTTCGAGACAAGGTGACGGTGGCTTTAATAATTGAACATTTTGCACGTTTCAATATCACACAAAAATGCTGGCAGGTTTTGACCATGCAAGACTTTAAGTTTCTGGGAGCAGGAATTGTTGAGTCAGTTGATGGTCCCCAGCCAGTGTGGGATCTTGAGCGAAGTGTAGTTCGATTGGCCTATCGTGATCGGAAGGAGAAGACTTTTACGTACCTTCAGCGAGTGCTGGGTGTTTATGCGTATAATGTCTACCATCCGAAGGTTCACCTGTTGATTGCTCATTTTCAGAAATGTTTTGAGCGATGGTCGAAGTTTCTTTCGGCGTCGGAAATGGCAACACTAAGAAGAATCGTGGATGAAATTCCGGGGTTCTACTGGCGCCCACAATGTCGCGCGACTGCAAAGGGAGGGCCAAATTCAAATATAATGGCGATGTCCGTTAAACGAAGTGCTGGTATACCCAGTGAGAGAGTTGCGTTGAAGACTCTTAAAAATTGTAGTTCCACATTGGAGGGGGCTCAATGGTTAGAACAGTCTCTTGATCCATTTCATGATCGTGAATTGCCCCATGTGGGCATGCCAGATTCTGAAAAAGGATTATCTGTTATTAAAACCATAACCAAACGATTTTCTGTTGGTAATGGCAACACTGGAGGCAACACTTGGGATGCTCAATTGATGATTTGTCGAGAGTTACAATCTGCTAGTGGTTTTGCCTCTTCTGTCCAGCCGAATTTTCCTGATGAAACTCTCACAAACCAACCTGCCCCTTTCATTGATGTGTCTGGTGCGACTTTGGGTCGTGATGGTGGGGGTGTTACTGTTCATACAGGGGCTTCGGCTGCGGATTTGCGTATGGGGCTCTCATATGGCGCTTTTTATGCCGTTGTTCCTTTTGGGAATGTTTTGTCCAATAGTGCGCAACCGATGATCACTAAAAATGGTTATCGTGTTGTTGGTGGTGGTGTTGAGATTCATGATACGACTCCTGAACTTTATCGTTCAGGGTTCATCACAATTTCGGACTTGCCCAATCAGAATGACAGCATCGATTGTGTGGCTATTGGCGTTTCGCCTTCTGCCGCCCCTTATGATGAGGGTGTTGATGTTCTTTATGATGAGAGGGTCGAGCCTAACATGTTCGCTAATATAGCAGCTGCTCAAAATCAACCCAATACAGTTGAGTGGAGAATGTCAGAAGGGGCATATATACCTTTTCGTCTTGATGTTGATAAGGGGGTCCATTATGCTAAGCATGAAGGATTTGTCTACTGGAATTCATCCGATGTTGATGGAAAATGTTTCGTGGCTGCTGATTCTAAGTTTGATGGTGGATGGGGAACGAGGGCCACATGGTCCCTTCCCTCGAATATTCAACCTCTTACTGCTTACCTGACTGGCTTGGATCCACATGTTACTTTTGATGTCATAGTCAAATGGATAATTGAGGAATTTCCGAATCCTGGTGATGGATCTCTTATGCCATTGTCCCGACCTTCAATTGCTCAGGATAATGAAGCACTTCAGGCATATAAGAGGATTGTTTCTGAATTGCCTTTGGGTGTCCCGGTTTCTGAGAATGGATTTGGAGATTTCTTTCGTGGCGTACTACGTGTCGCCAAATCGATTGCGTCTCCTATCTATGAAGCTGTAAAGCCCGCGTTGATGGCCCACCCGATTGGGAGGGCAGTAGTGGCAGGAGTTGAGGGTACCAAGGCAGCGGCGAAGTCGATGAAGCGTTCGACCGCAGCTGCTAAGGGCAAAAAGAAATGACTCATTTTGCGAATATAGCAGAGCCGTGCCCGGCTCTGCTAAAACAAAAAGATAGGGACGAATCGTAGATGTTTTCTTTTCTTTTTCATCTGTGGTTTGTTTTTGGGGTGAAGCACAGTGATGGCTCATCAATCGAGTGAGCCCCCCAAACGGTTTTCTTTATTTTTCCGTGAAAATTATCCAAATTCTCTGAGCGTTGGCTTGTATTGGCAGTTTACCTAGTGCTAAGGTATTCTTTCAGTCAGTTAGGGAAGTGACTTCACAACCTTCCTTTACAGTGAGGCAATGGAATTGACCATGAATGGGGAGACCCTTCATCTGGTGACAATTGCCTTCGCTCAGCATGCCGTGAGTTCTCTAACTCTTTTGTGTCTTTTGGTTTCCGTGTGTAAAGTCATGGGTGTGGAGATCTACCTGAAGCGTTAAGCGCTTGAGTGTGTCG